CGCTGGTCTTGAATTCCAGATTCCAAAGATTTCACAAATTGCAGTGGTAGATCCTGTTGCAGAAGGCGGCGCAGTAACAAATACTGGAATTGAATCAAGCTTCATTTCAGTCCCAGTCACTCGCTTCGCGGGTCGCAATATTCTCACAACAGAAATTATTGAGCGCAGCTCACCTGCATTCTTTAATGAACTTCTCTCAATTATGGGCTCATCAATGGCATTCGCTCAAAACAAATATGTTGCGAATCAAATCAAAACAGATGCAGACAGAGTTTCAGGCGCTAACGCTAATACAGCAGCAGGGTTAATTGCCTACACTAGCGAAGCGAATGTCCTTGTCTATTCAGCAACTCAACGCTTCGCGCGCAATATGTTGGTCTCGCCAGCACAGTGGCAAAATATCATGGGCTACAACGATGCAGGCACACCATTATTCCAAGCTTATTTCCCACAGAACCAAGCTGGACAAGTTAATGGACAATCACAGCGCGGCCTTGTTCTTGGTCTGAATTTCTTTGTTGATAACTCAGGCGAGTTCACTGGAACTGGCGATGATTCAATGGTTGTTCTCGAGCCAGATGCATTTACTTGGTATGAAAGCGGCGCTTATCGTTTAGATGTCAATAAACCATCCGACGGAACTGTTGAAATTTCGCTCAATTCTTATGGCGCCTGCGCTACAAAAATTGGCGACGGCGGACAGATGTTCAACTTCACCTAAGCCGAACCAAAAATAATCATCGGCTAGGGGCGCTCCCGTCTCTGGCCGAGTCGAATGAGAGGATGGGCTAATGCCTAATATAATTACTGTCGGAGAATTACGCGGCGTCCTTGGTGTTAGCTCATCTCTTTATTCAGATGTTTATCTTGAAAATATAATTGATTCAGCCGAAGGCGTAGTCTTGCCAATGCTCACCGCATATCAGGCCGCAATCACTGGCGTGTATTTGGAAAATGATGTCGCTTATTACACGACTCAGAGACTTAATGGATTTGTGCCGGGTCAATCCGTGAATATCAGCGGATGTGTTCCTAATTTATTCAATGGGACTTACACAATTACCGATGATCTAGTGGGCGCTTATACCTTCTCAGCGGCCAAAGTAAATGCCGATGTTTTGATCCGTCCAGTCATTCCCGCTGGCGTTGCAGCCTTAGATGGCGCATCTGCCGCTGAATTATATGTCGGAGTAGCGCCGGTAGAGTCCGCGCTTCTTGTAGTTAGTGTTGAGATATTCCAGAGCATTACAGCTCCCGGCGGTCAGATTGAGGGCTTAGATTTTCAGCCATCTCCATTCCGCATGGGTCGCAGTCTCCAAAATCGAGTCACAGGGCTCTTGAGCCCATTCGTGGATGTTGAAAATATATGCCAGTAAGCTCGATCTTAGAGGATGTCAGAGATCCGCTTCGGACGGCGCTTCTTGGAGTGGCGGCTTCGGTTTATTCATCCGTCCCAGAAGCCGTCATTCCGCCAGCTTGCGTAATCTTGTATGACTCTCCAATGATGGAAAGTACGCTGATTGGTAAAACTGCCGTAAAAGTTAAACTCAATTTTATAGTTACTGCCGCCGTCGCATATAACTCAAACTCAGGATCTCTGGACAATCTGGAGAAGTTAATCATCGAAATTCTCGGAGCTATACCTTCGGGATATGTGGTCGGAGATGTACAGCGTCCATCAATCACATCCGTCGGAGCAAGTAATCTGCTAGTTGCGGATATATCAATCTCGACCTACTACACACAAACCTAAAGGAGCAACAAATGGCAACTACAATCGTCACCGGTCGCGATATAACATTCACACTCGCGACTACAAACTATGAAGCACAGACTACGGCGGTCACGCTAACCAACTCACCGACAATTACTACATATCAAACACTTGATGGCAAAGCTTACAAACACATCGATGATCAGTGGACTTTAGATATTGAACTTCTAGCAGACTGGGGCGTGGCTTCATCGCTATTTGAGGCAATGTGGACAGCGTTCACAAATGCTCCAAATACTGCACTGGCCTTCACTTTGGTAACTGCCACTGGCGCATCGTTCGCTGGCACTGCGTTCCCGGTAGCTCCGATGGCTGGCGGCGCCGCTCCAGATGCTCAAACAGATTCATGGTCTATGTTGTGCGCAAGCACTCCAGTTCTAACAATCAGTTAATTACAAAGAAACGGGAGCAAAATGAAACTAGCAATAGATATCACTTACCAATCTGGCGAGGTTGCGACTTACATCGCAGCTCCGCCGGAATGGATGAAGTGGGAGCAGAAAACAGGATTTACGATTCAGCAGGCAAGCGAAAAGATAGGAATCTCGGATCTCTTATTTCTAGCCTACAACTCGATGAAGCGTGAAGCTGCTGGCAAGCCAATAAAGGGTTACGAAGTATGGTGCGAGACTGTCGCAGATATTGAGGCAGGAAATACTGACAGCCCAAAAGTTTTGCCGCCGGAAGCATAAATCGGACTATCGTTGAACTAGCAATAGCCACAGGGATACCGATGAGGGAGTGGGACACGGCGGAAGCAATACTCACAGCGATTGAGATTTTGGAGAAACGAAATGGCAAGTAAGAGCGGGCGCGGTGTCTATGCAATTACCATCGAACCGCTTGCGCTTAAAAGTCTTATCGGTTTATTAAACGCGCTAGATAAAGAGACAGCCAATAAAGTCCGAGACGCTGCGCAACCGCTATCTAAGAGACTCGCTGGCCAGCTCTACCAATTTGGCGCTCAATCTCCTACGCCACAAACGCCATTAGTAATGCAATCGATTTCGACACCGCGCGATCGCTTGGTGCGTGTTGATATCGGCGGGGCTAAGAAGGTCGGCCGCAAATATGGCGGGGCTGCCAGTAAAAGCGGCAAGGGCAACAGAGTAGGCCAAAACGCGGCATCGGCAGGCGCTTTGTTATGGGGCTCAGAATTTGGTTCAGATCCGGGCGTGGATTCAATTGGTCGCTCTTACACAAACAGATTTAAAGTCGGTCGAAGTCGCACTGGATACTGGATTGCGCCAGCCGTAGATTATTACATTCCAATTCTGGCCAAAGAATACACAGAGATGATTCAGGCCGTAATTAAAGAGAGTGGGCTCGACTAATGGCTGGCATTCCAAAGGTACGGATCCAATTCGATGCAGACTTTGATGAATTAAAAAAAGGCGTTAAAGGCGCGACCAATGAGGTCGAAAGTTTTGGCGATCGAGTCGGAGATTTCGCTAAGAAGGCTGGAGCAGCCTTTGCAATAGCTGGCGCAGCCGCAGCAGCTTACGCAGGCAAGCTTTTAATTGATGGCGTTAAATCTGCAATTGAGGATGAAGCTGCTCAAGCGAAACTGGCGGCAACTTTACAAAATCTCACAGGCGCCACCGATTCTCAAATCAAAGCAACAGAAAATTACATTCTCAAAACTCAGCTTGCATTTGGTGTCACGGACACAGAATTGAGGCCGAGTTTAGAGCGGTTACTTAGAGCGACCAAAGATGTCGAGGAAGCTCAAAAGTTACAGACTCTCGCGTTAGATATAAGCGCAGGATCCGGCAAGTCACTTGAAGCGGTCTCCAATGCTCTCGGCAGGGCTTATGAAGGCAACACTGGCGCGCTTGGCAGATTAGGCGTAGGACTTTCAACAGCCGAACTCAATTCAATGAGCCTAGATGAAGTTACCAAAACGCTGGCCGATACTTTTGGCGGACAAGCCAGTGAACAGGCCGACACATTTCAAGGCAAAATGGACAAACTCAAAGTGGCATTTGATGAGAGTAAAGAAAGCGTCGGCGCAGCCTTATTGCCAATCTTAGAACAGATGGCCACTTTCATAACAACAAACATCGTGCCAGCAATTAATTCTTTCGTGGCAGGTTTAACTGGTGCGGATGATGCTTCTCTCACTTCGGGCTTAACCAAATCACAAGAAACCGCTCTCGAATGGGGCAGGAGAATCAAAGGTTTAGTTCAAACCATTATTACTTTCAAAGATGAGTTAATTTTATTAGGTAAAGTCTTAGCCGCCGTATTTGCTGTCTCTGCTATAGCGGGATGGGTCAGCGCGACTATTGCAGGAATCACAACAATAATTAAATTTTACAACGCTCTAAAGGCTTCGGCAATCGTGGCTGGCATCGCCAGTGCATTTGCCCTAAATCCATTACTAGGAGTCGGAGCCACCGCACTGGCCGCCGCAGTTCTAGCTGGCGCAATTGTTTTATCCAATAAATTTAATACGCCGATTCCAGAAGCTCGCGCAACAGGTGGATCCGTTAGTTCTGGGACGCCGTATATTGTCGGAGAAAAAGGCGCGGAACTATTTGTGCCACAAGTCAATGGAATGATTGTGCCAAATAAGGCTATGGGCAACAGTTCGCAGGTTATAAATATCAATGTGAGTGGGGCTATTGATCCAATCCGCACAGCTCGCACAATTGCCGATTTGTTGGGTCGCGAGGGAACAACCAATGGATCCTTTAGTAATCTCGGCCTGAGTAGGATTGTGGCTACTTCATAATGCCGTCCTATGATCCAAACGCAACAGTCACAATCGCTGCCGTAGATTTCACATCTGAATCCATAAACTCGGTCTCAATCAACTATGGTCGAACGAATATCTGGGATCAAGCTAGAGCGGGATACGCAACTATTGAGATCCTGAATATCACGGATGCGAATAACAATTTCCAGATAAATGATTCGGTTGTGGTCACTGTTGACTATTCGGCTGGCGCTCCACACACAGTTTTCACGGGCAAGATTACAGACATCTCAAATCGTATGGATGGGGTTACTACAGGCTCAGAGGCGGCCATCCAGACTATAACGGCCGTCGCTCCGTTCGCTGATATGGCTCGAAAAGTCGTTGGAGTTACTGCCTATCCTGTCGAGTATGACGATGTGAGAATGCTGGCAATTCTTACCGAATGCGGCGTCACAATCGACACAGTGGACACGCCGGGCGATTATCAATTTATGGCCAGAGCTGGATCACCAGCAGATGGCTATTCCTTAGCGGCCTATTACGCCACAATGGGATTCGGTTATATCTATGAGACTACCGATGGAGAAGTGGGATATGCCAATGAAGCGCGCCGGACAACTTATGTCGCGACTTACGGATATAAGAACATCCCAGAGGCTTACATTCTATGGAACGGCATCCAGAGCAATCGGACGCTAAATGACATTTTGAACGACATCACGCTATCTTGGAAAACTGGCACAGTAACATCCACTGATGCGGCTTCAATAAGTAGCTTTGGGATAATAGCTTCGTCAGTAGATACAGAGCTCGAACAGGTAGGAGAAGCACAGACGCAGGCCGACAGATATGTCACGCTTCGGGCAAATCCACAAACTTCTCTTTCAACCTTTACCATACCGCTAGGTGCTGACAATGTAAGCGACGCCGATCGCGACATGCTCATCGCCGTATTTATGGGGCTGCCAATTTCCATCACTGGTCTGCCAGTGCCTATCTTGCCAATTACTTACACGGGATTCGTCGAAGGCTGGAATATGACAATCTCGCGTCATGAGCTATTTGTGACGCTGGCGACCAGTGACGCGACTTATTCACTAACACCAACAAGATGGCAAGATGTATCAGCGAGCCTAATCTGGTCAGCGGTAGATCCTGCGCTAACATGGTTCGATTATGTATAGGAGAAAATAGTGGCAACTACCAGTCCCATCTACGGATGGCCAGAGCCGACATCCAGCGACTTTGTTACCAATGGCGCGACGGCTATTACCGCTATGGGCAATGCCATCGAAAACACTGTCTATTCAATAGATCTAAAAGTTCAAGCGGCAATCAATCCATTTCTACTCATGGGAGCTTAAATAATGACAACAACATACAAAACACTCGCGCAACTCAATCCAGCCGCTACGACTCTTACGACGCTTTACACAGTTCCGGCGGCAACATCGACAGTAGTATCAACAATCACTGTCGCAAATAATTCGGCAACAGACGCCACTTTCCGATTATCCGTGGCAGTAGCGGCGGCGGCAGACAACGCGAAACAATATATTGCCTATGGTGTAACTTGTCCGGGAAATGGGATGTATTCCTTCACGATAGGAATGACACTAGCGGCGACTGATTTAATTCGTGCATACGCTTCGACAACAACTCTTTCCTTTAATGTGTTCGGATCGGAGATTTCATAGTGAGCATCACAAAGATTCCGGCATTTAGACAATATCAACAAGATTTCACGACTTCTGGAACCTGGGTCTGTCCGAGCAATGTTTACACTGCCAATTTTCTTGTAGTCGGGGCAGGTGGATCAGGCGGCGGATTACTTTCATCGCTTGTTACTCAATACACCGCTAGCGGTGGTGGCGGTGGTGGCGGTGTAAAAAATATAAATCTATCCGTAACGCCGGGAACTTCATACACAATAACAATCGGAGCGAAAGGAACTGGATCAACCGGAGCCGGGGCTAATGGTGGATTCAGTCAAGTCCTAGACGGAGCGAGTTCTTTAATCAAGTGCTACGGCGGCGGTGGTGGTCTTGGTCTGACAGGTATTGTTCAAGTTTTTCCAACTCTATTAAATGCTTCGGCAGGTGGTGGTGGATTTTCTCTAGGCGGAACAACGAATAACAGATTCGCAGGTGGCGGCGGTGGAGCTAATCCATTTATCGATGCTGGCGGCGAAACAAACTCGGAAGGAACTATCTATAAAGGCGGCGGTGCCGCTTATCCGGATTATGCTGGACGATCAAATGGCAACGCTGGATTTAATGGTTACGGATCAGGCGGCGGCGGCGGTGTAAATAGTTCGACCGCGCAAGTTTATCCGAGTAACACGGGCGGATCTTCATTCGCTGGAAATTCATATTTAAGAACCACGGCGGGATCTAATGTTGGAGACGCGGCGGCGGCCAATACGGGTTGCGGTGGCGGCGGAAGTGTCTCTTTTCTAACTGCCGGATCTGTCAGTGGCGGAAACGGATCCGATGGATTAGTTCGGATAGTGTGGTCAGCATGAGACATGCAATCATTGAAAATGGAATCGTAGTCAATGTCATCGTGGCGGAAACGGATTTTGCTAAAACCTTGCCCGGTGAAGTTATTGAATGTGGCGATGAAGTCTCTCCGGGCTGGACTTACGATAATAAGAAATTTATCGCTCCTAAACCTGTAACCGGAGTGATGAAAAGTTATGACAGAGACAGCGTCTAACTTTCCTAAAGGATCAGCCGCTCGCTTAATCGAGGTCGCACTCAAAGAAGTGGGAACAATTGAGGATGGCAATAATCTGGTCAAATACAACAATCGCAATGGCCAGCCGTGGTGCGGTTACTTTGTCGATTACTGCCTAAAAGCGGCAGGCATTAAAGGCACGCCATCGATGGTCGCAACAAGTATCGGCGCCCATAAGATGAAAGATCTAGGGCGCTGGATCAAAGATAAACCTAGGATTGGCGATCTCATATTCTTTGATTTTATCCCGGACGCAGTAGATCGGATTCAGCATGTCGGAATCGTGGCAGGTCTGACCAGCTCGGCCATCATAACAATCGAGGGCAACACAGCTCCAGCATCAGGCTCCCAGAGTAATGGCGGCATGGTAATGGTTAAGCGTCGCTCCCGTGTATTGCCAACTTCTATCGTAGGATTTGCCCGTCCGAAGTTCATTACTTTCGATGGGGCGCCGCCGAATGTGATCTATGAGGATCAACCAATCGGAAAGAAGGCTAAGAAATGAAAAATGCTAAAGCTATGGCGGCTTCATGGGGTCGCTCATTTATGGCAGCTTCAATCGCCTGTTATCTTGCAGGCGTCACAGATCCAATGGCTTTATTAAATGCCGGGATTGCCGCGCTGTTGCCAGTCATTTTGCGCTGGCTCAATCCATCGGATGTTGCATTCGGTCGCACTAAGAAATGAGCAATGGCGAATGGGTGGCCGTTATAGGTCTGGGGGTCACACTTATAGCGGCTGTCTATTCGTCGATGAGATTTATGGTCAAAGCAATAATGCGAGAGCTATCGCCAAACGGCGGAGCATCGCTTAAGGATCAAGTCAATCGGATTGAAAATCGTGTGGATCTAATTCTTGAGAGCCTTATAAAGAAATAGACACGCCGAAGGACACGCGGGGTTCTTGACCAATGTCGGCGGTAAGTGCGACCCTATTCCTGAGAGCACAGACAAGGTTCTCACGGGAGCAAAAATGAGCATAGTTCTAACGATTCAGATTCTGGTCTATATGGCAATTGCGGCCTTTGGTTGCGGCGTGTGGGGTTATCGCAGCGGATACCGGGATGGCTACGGCAACGGCAAGCGGGCAGGACACTTCCAAAGCTATAAAAAGGATGTGGAATAATGAGCTTCGACTTATCAAATTATGAGGATGTGAATTCTCGAATTAAACGCTTCAGAGCTGAGTTTCCAACAGGGCGCTTAATTGCCTGCATCGAGGACATCGATATCACAAAAGGTTACATTCTAATGAAGGCCGAGGCTTACCGGACATCCGAGGATTTAACACCGGCAGCCGTGGATTACGCATTTGAGATCCGAACAGATCGCGGCGTCAATCAACTCAACTGGGTCGAGAACTGCACAACTTCGGTCTATGGTCGCGTTATCGGACTGCTAACTCCGGGCGAGACTAATCGGGCAACGCGGCAAGATATGGAACAGGTCGCGGCAAGTGAGAATGTAATCAAGCCAGCCAAATGGTTTCCAAACGAAGGCGATGTCTGGGGCAATGAAAGCTCACCAACTTGCGAGCATGGAATTCGTATGCTTCGAGAAGGCATAAGTGATAAAACTGGCAAAGCATTTCATGGCTGGGTCTGCACAATTAAGGATCGCGAGCTGCAATGCAAGCCAATCTGGTATGAGCAAGATGTCAATACTGGCAAATGGGAAGCGCCAGAGTGAGTCAGGCCGAGATATTTCGTCCAGATGGGACTTACATGAAATTCCTAGACTCAGGCGTTATCACTGGCAAATGGTCGCTATGTGATAAATGCTTAAAGCCTAAACCCATGCTAGAGCTGCGAGATATTGCAGATCTAATGTGGCTATGTAAGGACTGCCGATGATTCTGATATCTGAGGAAATAGAGATTGATTGCCATAAGGCTGCCACAATGAAATTCGCCAGAGCTCACGGGACTCTTGGTCGAACTCCCAGATACAACACCGCGCTAAACATCCACGAGCGAATCAGTGAATACGCCGAATCTCTGGCCAGTGAATATGTAGTGGCCAGTGAACTAGGCATCGAATACGATCTAAACTATGACGGATTCAAGCAGTTTGCCGATGTTGGAACTAACATAGAGGTGCGCTGGACTCGCTGGAATCTAGGCCATCTTATCGTCTATCCAACAGATCGCGATGATGATATTGCCATCCTTGTATGTGGCAAGTCTCCGACCTATAGAATCGCTGGCTGGATCCCGGTAAAGGTGGCACGAGCTAATCGCTACAAACATTCATCACAGGATTCATGGTGGGTCGATCAACACAATCTGCATCCATTATCCGAACTCTATAAGAGCTCTCATGGCCTTGCTCAAGCATAGGTGTCGGATATGTAAGGCAGTCATGGAGCACATGATTGTTAAGGTTACGGATAACCTGCCGCCAAATGTTGAAGTGCTTGAATGTATGGGCTGTGGCGTGCTAGGCGTGGAGCTGTTGCAGGTAGCTAATGACTGAGGCTCGCTTGGATCTGGATCTAGGACAAGCCGACATCGACCACGAAACATCAGATGATTGGTACACGCCGCCTTACATCTTTGAGGCGTTAGGGCTGGACTATGAACTCGATGTCTCTGCTCCGCCAATTGGTGTCCCGTGGATACCAGCGAAGCGCTTCTTAAGTGTAATTGATGATGGCCTTGCAACAGAGTGGAAGGGGCGAGTTTGGATGAATCCGCCTTACTCTAACCCGCTGCCGTGGATAGATAAATTCATTGCTCACGGCGATGGCGTTGCCTGCATTCCGACTTCGACTGGACTTTGGATGCTTAAATTCTGGGAGTCTGACGCGGCTTGGTTGATGCTTCCGCCTATTAAATTTGTCAGATCAAACCTAGTTCAAGCTAAAGGTTTCATGCCCATTCGTTGCTGGCTTGTTGCTACTGGGGCTGAGAATATAGCCGCATTAAGGAGTAGCGGATTGGGGTTAGTGCGATGATTAGTTATCCACACAAGTTATCCACAATCTTGCTTAGCCTGTGGGACTCGCTCAAGAGCACGCTCATCTATTGTCTAAACTTGACACGACCATTACGATTCACACTCGCTGGCGAGCCGCTTCAGCGGATAGCTCGCAGGCGTAGTTTGATCGCAGTAGGGGCGCTTTATGTCATAGTAATGACAACGGCTCCGATAGCAGAAGCTATTAACAAAACGCATCCAGAGATAGCTATTCTTAAGATCTACACACATCAAAGACTTGGTGATCTTAAGCAATTAAACTGTGTTGATAAGCTCTGGATGAAAGAGAGCAAATGGAATTACAAGGCCGACAATAAACATTCAACAGCCTATGGCATTCCTCAGATTCTAGACTCAAAAGAAAAGGATCCATATAGGCAAATCGATCTAGGGCTCAAGTACATCCGCTATCGTTATCAGACGCCATGTAAGGCATGGGCGTTCTGGAAGGCGGCGAGTCCACATCACTACTAGAGGCAAGATCTATGGCGGAAGCTGGCGCAAAATACGGCGCTATGTCCTAGCTCGTGACGGCTTCACATGCCAATACTGTCTGGCGCCTGCTACATCGGTTGATCATATAATCCCGGTGGTCAAAGGCGGGTCAAATGACTTCTCGAATCTCTGTGCCGCCTGTGTATCGTGTAATTCGCAGAAGCAAGATAAGCCGGGCGGTCTTTTTTGGAAGCCCCGTTCCAC